TCGGAATGCGCACGGCCACTTGGATCAACATCGGCACGTTTCGATGCGACATGCGCGAGCAAAGCGCCGCAGAGCAGAGCTACGCAGACGGAGTCGCCGTGGTCCGCAACGTCGAGATACGCGCGCGCTGGCAGGCGGTCGAGAACATCAACCTATCCGAGGTCTGCCGACTGACCGTCCGCGGGCGCTCGCTCAAGATCAACGCCATCCAGAACCTTGATGAAGCCGACCGAGTCGCCGTCATCCAGTGCACGGAGGTGAACTGATGGCGAACGTCGTGCGCATAGAGGAAGCTGTTAGGGCGATGCTGAGTGCATCCGTAGCGGTGGGAACCCTCGTCGATACCCGCATATCACATGGTTACAGGCTGCAAAACACAATACTCCCGGCGATCACGTACGAGGTAATCAATGCGGTGCAGCAATCATTGTCCGGGGGCACCGAGCTCTGGCTCGCGTCAGTTGAGATAAACGTGATTGCATCAAGCACGAAGGAAGCCCTTGACGTGTTGCCAGCGCTTCGTATTGCGTGCGTCAAAGGCACGTATGGGACCGCCGTCTTCGAGGCGGTCATCTGGAACGGGCATACCACGTCGGCTGCGGTGGTCGGCGAGGGCGATGAACAGGAACCCGCCGAGGTCACGGCGTCCATCGACATCTACTACAGGGACTAACCAATGGCAATCAATGCAGCTCTTACCTCCTTGACGTGGCGCGGAACGAACGTGCCGGCAGTTGGTTCTGTTTCGATCAGCATTTCGCGTCCAGCCCTCGACATCACTCCTATCGGTACGCCGACCGCGGACTACATCGCTGGAATCTCTTCAGCAACCGGCACGCTTGATCTGTTCTTCGATGAGGGCGATGCGCCGCACGCAACCCTTTTCGGAGACGTCAATGGTCACACTCCGACCAGTGGACAGATAGTCATCACGCTTGAAAGTGGAACTACCATCACCGGAGATGCATTGGTGACAAGCTACGAAATCACCGCTCAGGCGCAGAGCGTGATTCGTGCGACCGTGCAGCTGCAATTCCGGAAGGACGCTAGCGCTACAGCCCTTGCGGTTGTCCTTGCATGAGCATCCGCGACGCACTTACCCTGAAGCCGAAGACCGTCGACATCGACGGCCACGCCGTCACGCTCAAGCGGCCCAGCGCGCTCGACTTGCTTGAGGCGCTGGAGGAATCGAAGCGCGCGCCCGAGCGGCTGTACCTGTGGCTGGTATGGCGGCATCTGATCGAAGACGGTCGCCCCGTGTTCGCGTCAGCAGACGAGGTCGCAGGGTGCGACGCGCGGATGGTGCAGCTGATCGGCAAGCAATGCGAGCTCCTCTACGAGGAAGGCCGGGACTGACCAAGGCGCAGCGCACGGTGCTGGACTGCGCCTTGAAATGGATGAGCACCGATCTAGACTCCATGTCCGTGGTACTTATCAATGGCGCGCTTGAGATTCCCGACTGGACAGGCATCCGCGGCAAGCTTGACGCGCTCGCCGGGAAGAACCACCGCCCGCGGGGCGGGGTACATGACCGCGTCCATAGACACGGACAGCATCCGCAGTCTTGAGGCGGTGCTGCAGCGCTTCCCGCAGAACCTCCGCAAGGGCATCGCGAAGGACGCGCTGCGTCCGTGGGCGCAGGCGGTCCGCAAGGCTGCGCGCGGGTTCGCGTGGAAGAACGCAGAGCGCACCAAGAAGCAGATGTTCTACAAGGTCAAGACCTACAAGCGGGCGGTCTGGGCTGCGGTCGGCGTCCGCGCCGAGAAGGTGAAGAACACAAAGCCCGAGCAAAGGCTCGGTAGGTACAGCCCATACGTGGGCTGGAAATCGCACTTCATGGAGGTCGGCTGGCACGCCTTCCCGCGCGGGAAGGGCGGCAACACCGCCCGCCGCGAGATCGGCACGAAGAACATGCGCATTGCCAGGGGCGAGGCGTTCACCAAGCAGATCACGGTTTATCGAAACGGCAAGCCGCAGGTGCGCACAATCAAGGAACGCGCTAGCAAGATCAGCCAGGTGAGCTCGACAGGCGGCGGTGGCCGCGGATGGCGTCGAGGCGTCCGCGGATACAAGGGCACCTTTCAAAGCCAGTATGCTCGGCACTACCTTTTCAAGGCGGGCATGGTCGGCAAGCAGATCATCCGCGGGCTTATGAACAAGGCCGTTGGCAAGGCAATCGTTGAAGCAAGGCGAGGCACGGCATGAGCGCACTACCGACGCTGAACATTCCCGTAGTGGTCAACACGGCTCAGGTCGAGCCGGCCATGAAGAAGGTCGAGAAGACAGTCGCCGACAGCGCGGCGCGCATCGGAAAGATCAAGGCGGCGGTCATGCCTGGTCTTGGCGCGCTCGGCGCTGGTCCGCTTGGGTCCGTGCTTGGCGGGGTCGCTGGAACGGGCACGATTGGCATGGGAATCGCTGGCGTCGGCGCTGCATTTATGGCTCCGATCCTTGCGGCTACCAAGCTGCAAGATGCTTTGAATGCGCAGACCAAAGGCGCCGCCCAGGCATTCGAGGAATACAAGAAGACCGGGACGCAGACGGCCCAGATCAATTCCGTTCTTCTACAGCGGCTTGCGACTTTGGAAAAGCAGCAGGCGGGCGGTCAGCCAATGGGCTTCATGGCTGCGTTCGAGCAAGCGAACATCTCGGTGGCAAACGCAAACATCCGCACAGGAGCCCAAAGCGCAGAAGGAATCGGCGGCTGGTGGTCAAAGACCGGCACAGAAGTCGGCGCGTTTTTAGGGTCAGTCGCGGGTGGTGCAGACATCCAAGAGGCATTTATGGAAGCCAAGCTGAGCACCGCAGGCGAGGGCGTCGCACGACAGACCTCCGCAGAGCTTGAGCAATACCGACGCGGGAACATATCCCAGGATGACGCGCGGATGATGCGGCCAGCTACAAGGGAAGAAATCGACATTCTGTACAAGCAAATGAAGTTGCAACAGGAACTAGTCAGGCAGGGGATCTAATGCCGCCGACCTACGCAAAGACCATAAACAGCGTCGATGTCCGCATCGGCGAACTGGGACAGCCCCGCACGATCACGCAGACGATAACCGTCCATAAATTGGACGGCGGTTTCATCACCATCGACACCGAGATCGCCGCAATCCAGGGCGAGGGCCATATCCCGACGATCAACGCGCCCTACGTCCCGCCTGCGTCTGTCCCGACGGGAATGACGTGGGAACGGCATCTTGGTTGCCAAAGCGTGACGTATCGAACGGCTGCAGGATCGAAGGCGATCATCTTTACCGTGACGTGGTCGACCTTGTACATGGATGACCTTGCCAGCGAGTCGCTGGCTTTCGTGCTGCCGTCTTCCACCGAATACAACTCGCGCACGCGCGCGACCAACATCTACCGCACCGGCTGGTCGGTGCAGCCGAGCAACACCAACGCCAGCGCCGACATCGGCGGCACCGCTGCAAGCAACGGCACCCAACCGATCTCCATCCAGGTGAATCAAGTGCACATGCGCGTTCGCCTTACGCTGGATGCAAGCGTGGACTCGATGCTGTATGCCGTCACGGGGTTCAGCACGTACATCAACAAGATCAACAGCCATGCGTTTGCCGGCTGCCCGATTGGAACCTTGATTTGCGAGGGCGTCACTGCACAGAAGGGCAGCAACGGCTACCCGTTCTACGAGACGATCTTTGAGTTCCTTTTCGATCCGTTCTTTCATCTCGAGCAAGTCTGCGAATCCGACGAGAAGGGCTACCCAAAGCTCAACGCAAGCGGCGCGCCGTCTGTGGTGAAGTGGGTGCGTCCAGCGCGGACAGCAATCAACTTCAACGACATATTCAATGTCAACGGCACGCTTGACGCGAGTTGGCGGCTCAGAACAATCGACGGATGGTGGGGATGAGATCATCCGACAGGCAACTCCGTTCGTCCGTGCTGGACATAAACAGGTCCGGTCGCGATCTGCGCACCCCTGATCCGATCCAGCACAAGCTCATGCGGGTGACGGACTTCTCGTTGATCGGCGGGAGCTACTACAGGTACCTGTACACGCTGCGCGAGGCGACGATGGGCGGCACGTCGCCGTACAGCCCAGCCCTTTCAGTCAACGCGGCGAGCTATACGGGTCTGTCGGTATCCGAAATGAGCAATTCGGCAGCGTTCGACTGGGTGTCGTACGGTGTCGCAAAGTCGAACATCCCGCAGGGATTCCTGCCGAAGCCGATCCCGATAAACACCATCGTGATGGCATTGCCCTGGTGGGCGTCGAACGGCACGTGCATCTACATGATCGTGAACACGCAGGCCATCGACGGCGATTGCGGCACTCCGCTGTTGGCTGACGATGACTACGGCGCGTTCCTAATGCCTTCGGACCTAATCTTCGAGGGCGGCGAGCTTGACGCGCCCGAGGGAGATTATGATTACGGCGGCATCACGTTCGATGACTTCGGGCAGTTCTACGATCCCGTCAACCAGAACGACCAGCAGACCTACGCGAACCCAGTGACGGCAACCACCGACTACGGAACCTACTGACATGCCGCTGAGAATCCGCCGAGGCACCAACGCAGACCGCACCACGATCACGCCTGTGCAAGGCGAGCCGATCTACACGACCGACACGAAGAAGCTGTACGTCGGCGACGGCACCACCGCGGGTGGCGTTGAGATCGGCGGCGGCGGAACCTTGACCGTCAACACGCAGGACTTCACCGCGTCAGGCACGTGGACCAAGCCCGCGAACGCGCTGTGGGTTGAGGTCACGATGTGCGGTGGTGGCTCAAACGGTCAAGCTGGTACCACGACAGCTTACGGATATGGCGGCGGCTCCGGACGCACTGCGCAAAAGACGTTCCTTGCGTCCGCGTTGGCTTCGACCGTATCGGTTACGTGTGGATCAGCCGTCGCGTACGGAAGCGCTCCGACATCGTCCAACAGCTCTTCGTTCGGCTCTCATGTGTATGCAACAGGAGCGGAAGGAACTGCGGGAGGAGAGATCGGAGGAACGACGAGCGGCACCGTGATGTTTGGCTGCGGCGGCGGCGAGGAATCAAACATTGTCTACGCTGGAAACCACGGCTCTCCGTTTGGCGGTGGCGGTGGTGGTGCCGGTGGCTCAGATTCCCTAGCAGGACAGGCCGCTGGTTTTGCCGGTGGACTCGCGGCAACTGGCCGGGCGGATACGCAATACGTCAATAGCGGCGGCGGCGGCGCTGGCGGCGCGAGCGGTGCTACGGGTGTCGCCGGCACAGCAGGCGGCTACGACACGATCACGGGATTCGGCAACGGCGGCGGCGGCGGCGGTGAAGGCACTGCAGGAGCTGGCGGCGCTGGCGGCGCAGCTGTCCGCGGCGGCGGTGGCGGTGGAGGTGGACAGGGTACGACTGCCGGCGGCGCGGGTGGCGCTGGCGGCGCTGGCTTCGTGCGCGTGCGCACGATCTGCTTTGGATAAACCATGTCACAGCAACTAGACGTAGTCATCGACCAAGGCGCGAACTTCGTGCAGACGTGGCAGATCGACGGCAAGCAGTTGGCCACGGGCTACACGTTCCTCGCCAAGTTCCGTCCGCAGCACGCGAGCACCACCACTGTGCTGACCATCAACACGTTTACCGCCGTGCACACCGGCCAGCACACCAACCTGAGCTGCAACGTCGCGTCCGCGACCACGGCTGGACTCGCTGCGCCTTCGCAGGGCGTCTACGACATCGAATACACGCAGACCTCGACCGGCGCTGTGACGCGCGCCTTTGAGGGTTCCTACTACGTCACGCCAGAGGCGACAAAGTAATGCCAACCAAGACCATTTATCTCACTGCGCTTGCAACTAACGATGCAGTTAACGGCGGATTCCGCCAATTCGATGCCAATGTGAACGGCATGGCGGAGGTCGTGCTGCACGCGGGCGCCGAGTGCCAGCTTGTCTCGGAACAGGACACGGGTGCTGCGGCTCTGACGGCAGCCGGCGCAAATGGCAGATTCAACTTTACTGGTGGCGTGTCGAATCCGATCGTGCTGCGGTTCAATCCGGCGAAAACATGGATTCGATCTAACGGAACCAGTTCAACCACCGTATACGCGAGCATGACTTGGTAAACCGATGGACTTCCCAGACATCGCCGCCGCCCTCACCATCATCGCGACCATCGTCGGCTCGACGGTGCGTCTCATGATGAAGCTCAACCAGATGGACCGCGAGCTCTTCGAGCTGCGCCGCGAGTTCTCCGCGCACGGGGAGCGGATCTCCCGCATCGAAAGGAAGCTTGATCTTGACTAACGGCAAGACCACCCTCGCCGGCATCGGCGCGATCCTCACCGCCGTCGGCGGCATCGTCTCGACGTGGCCCACGCCCGACTGGACTACGGCCATCGCCGCGATCCTTGCGGGCATCGGACTGATCTTCGCCAAGGATGCCAAAGGGCGCGATGCTTGAGCGGTTCCTCGCCGCGCTTGCGCTCGGGATCATCGATCATCTGTCGCGCCGCACTTCGCGCGACGCTGATCCCGATAGCGCTTTGCTCGAGCGTGGCGGTGCTTCCGTACGCGAGTGGCTGCACGCGAACCGTGCTCGTTCCCGAGTCAAGCCCGATCAGGATCGGACCCGCGACGCGAGCGCGGATCTATGCGATGACTGACGGCGAGTGGGAGCTTGGCGCGAACTGCGTCGAGATCCCCGAGGGCTGGTACTGCGTGCCGCCCAGCTTCGTGGAGGAGAAGTGAGCAAGAATTGCTGCTGTGGTTCAGCTGGGCAGATCGACTGCAACCAGTGGTGCGAATGCCTTCCGCAGCGCGCCACGCTGCAGGGGCTCACCATCTCCATCAACGTCAAGACCTACTGCAACGGAGCGATATCGGAAGAACGCGACATCGGGCTGAACCTCACCCAAGTGAAGCTTGTCAACAGCGGCCTTTGCTACATGGTGTCTGATGGGCAATCAGGCACGTGGAGCTTCAGCGACAGGACGCGGCAGTATTCGACGCCGCCGGACGGCATCATCAACCGCGCTGGCTGTCCCAACGTGAACTGCATCTCCGAGTGCAACCACCGC